ATAAATATTCCTCCACGCTTTTTAATTTACCCGATCACGCCGACTGCAATCGAGTGATCAAGGAACCTGAACAGCAGCTCTAACTGACTGCCGTATTTTTCTTCGAATGCCCTCATGTCCCGGTGCAGTTCATCGTGATGCGCCCTGCAAAGCGGTATCACAAACAAATCATGCGCTTTCGTTCCCATTCCTCCCTGTCCGTGTCCGATTATGTGGTGTGGGTCGTCTGCTGGTTTATTGCAGCAGGCGCATGGCTGCACCTTGACCCAACGCGTGTACTTCTCATTGCTCCAGCGCAGACGTTTTGGTCTCGCCATAAACGACTGCGGCGAATCCGGGTCGGCTTTGATGGTCATCACCTGCTTAACCGACTCTACCGCTTCCTGAATCACTTCCCGCGCAGCGCGTGCCGGGTTGATATCTGCCTCCGGCATTGGCCCAGTTGCTGGCTTCTCCACCGGCATACGTAGAACGCGCCGCGCCGGTGCTTCAGGTATCAGGTCGATAACTTCCCTGATGCATGCCCACCAGCACAGCTCTGGCAACGTCATCAGGTGATCTGCGCCTAATCCCATCTGGATGCATGCTGATTCTATAATCCATCGGGAAAGATTGTATGCTGCGACTTCTTCCAGTTGTGCCGGTGCGCCATTCGCCCGGCAAAAATTATCGTGGGTGTAGCACAGGCAAACCGCTCCGCGTTCGGTCCGCAACGTAGTGTAATCGTGGTGATGATAAGAATCTTTTTCGTGTTGCTGACAAGAGCGAATTTTTTGCACCCATGTGACGTGTGCCTCCCATCCACCAGCAGCATCGATCACACGTTCATCGGCAAGGAAGCTTTTCAGCAGCGGTTCATCAAGCAAGGGTTGCGCGCTTTCGTTGATTAATCCCGAAGGTAGGTTCGATACATCGCCCGATGGCGTGCACACCAGAACGCGGCCACGAAACATTGGTAGCAACTCGCGCCCAGGCTTAAACAGCACGATGCCGGTTTGATGCGCGATTTCAGGTGTCAGTATCGCCCTCATGCCGCCACCGCCTGATAAGCACCAATGGTTATTTCAACGTAACCGCTCTTTGTCACTGGTCCCCACTCAACCGCCATTCGCTTAATCTGGCTGTCGTCTTTCCAGATACCGGCATGTGTCAGGCTGTCGAATAGCGCTTTCAGGTAATTATCGAGGTCGCGAGAGCGGCGATCAGGTGGTGCAATAATCACTGTGACTTCTAAGGCACAATCTAAAGGCTTTGGCTTGCGACCTAACTGCATGTATACCGCGGCGATCGCGTTTGAACGGAAAGAGCGCCCGGAGGCGCTGATTAATACTCCCTTTGGCGTGTGACGCCAGTAGGTGTTAACAGTTGGAGGGAATGGTAGGGTTAATTTCATGCCGCGCCCTCTTGCTGTTGATATCGCTCAAACCAGAACACTATTGGCGATGACGTTACCTGAACCTGACCGAAGCGCTCAGCGGTGCGGAAGTTAACACTGTATAATCTCGCGCGTTCCGCCTGTTCTGCGATCTGCTCTCTAAATACCTCCACGCTGAAAGTGGCTTTAAACAGATTGCAAGGTGCGCATGCCGGAAAGTGATTTTCGATGCTGTCTCTCGCGGAGTGAATAACGTCGCCTGTGTTTCTCAGCTTCCACAAACCTTTGCTTCTTGCTTTCTCATCGATTTCTGAGATGCGTAAAACTGGTTCAACGTGATCAGCGTGCCAGCCCTTATCTGGGAGTTCGCAGCCACAATAGGCGCACCGACCTCCAAATTTCATACGCAGCGTTGATCGCTGCTTTGGTGTTAGCTTCATGCCACCCTCCCGGCGATCAATTGCACGCTGCTGTCACACTGATTGCCCCAGCAATCCCAGCCATCGGCGGCGGTTCGCGCAAACAGCTCAATGCGTGACACGTCACCATAAAGTTTCTCCAGCCGATTTCTCACTTCCCACGGCTTCGCGCTGTGTTCGCCCAGGCATGAATACACAACCTGCTTTACCGACGCGCTGGCGCGTTCCAGCCCGGTGCCGCGCGTGGCAATCAGCACATCCTCAGTGTTGCTTCGCGTGTGGTTGCCGCCGTTCATGCGGGTTTCTGCATTCAGCTTGTCCAGCAGGTCGGTAAAGTCGTGAATGGTCTGTTCGGTCAGCGCGCGGTTGAAGCGCTCTTCGGCGCGCTGGTTCATCTTCACCCAGGTGAATCCCTTCATAGTGCGCACACGGAATCCCAACGACTCAGCCAGTTCACGAGCCTCCTGGTTATGGGTGCCGGTGTACCACATCGCCAGCACCGCGTTTTCCTCCGCAAGCGCCCACACAGGCAGCCGCTTAAGGTCAGTCATCGTCATGGTGTTGTAATGGTCAGCAGCAGCGCCATTGCTGGCGCTGTTGTTGTATTGCCAAGGAGGATCGGCGTAGATGAGTTGGTATGGCATTACGCGCCCTCCATGTCGTTGGTCAGCGGCAGTGTGGTGCCAAATTTCGCCAGAATCGCAGCTTCAAGCTCTTCTTTGAATGTCTCAATGCAAGGCTGTGGGGCTGGTTCGCTGGTTACCCCTTTAGCGGCCATAAATTCCAGAGCAAAACGGTACGGAGGCCAGCAAATCTCATCAGGCAGGCGGGCGCTGTACGAGCCGCTGCTATGGCGGCTACCTAACGTTGTAAGCACTCCCTGTTCTACCAGCTTGTTAACGCGGCGCTTAAGTTGGCTATTACCGATATCAACCACAACGTAATTGGACATCCATGGGGTGCTGATGTAGGTCGAGTGCTTCATGTTGAACTCATCTTCCCGATTAAGACCTTTGTCGCCGCCGATATAGTTGGTGATGCAGCACTCACGGATTCGGTTTACAGTGCCTAACCAGAAGGCATCAAGAATCTGTTTGTCAGTAACCATTACGCGCCCTCCTTGGTCTGGCTTGAGCGGTACTCTTCAAGTATGGCGAGCACTTCGAATTCAACCTGTTGAGACAATTCAAGCGCTGAAGCATCACCGTGGGCAAAGTTCTCAGCCACAGCCAGCAGCTCAACCAGACGGCGGGCACGTGTGGCGCTGAACTGTGGGATTGCGGCGGCGCGGGTCAGTTTCTTCTTGCCGCCTGCTTTCGCTTTTGCCAGCTGCGTTTTGGCCACCGTCTCAGCCTTCGCCCCATGCTCGCGAACCATAGCTACTGCCGTAGTGGCCGCGACCTCGCCGGCCTTCACCATTTCGATTAAGTCATCACCCACGGTCAACAGCGCCAGATGGTGATCGACGTCTGCCACCGAGCGCTTAACCTTCTTCGCGATTTCTGCCGGCTCCCAGCCCTGATTTTTTAGGCGCTGGTATGCAGCAGCGCGTTCCAGCGGCTCCAGCGGACGGCCCTGACTGCTCGTCACCATGAAGGCGATGCGCTCGGCTTCGTTGCCTACGAAGTCTTTGCACTCCAGGCGGATTTCATGACCTGCTTCCTGCGCAAGCTTTGCACCATGCCAGCGGTGATGGCCGTCGATAACCTTCACGCCCTGATCTGTCACCTGAACGGTAAGTGGCGGGACATGCTCACCAGCAATGAACGCATCGCGGAATTCTTCAACGTGCGTCGGATCGATATCGCGTACGTTGTAGCCCGGTTCGATATAAAGCTCGTCAACGCCCACCAAAAACGTTTTACGGGTGGTGATGTTTTTGCCGCTTTCAGCTTTGTTTTTATAAAGTCTTTCCAGTGTGCTCATGCTGTTTTCAACTCCCATATCAGGGCAATAACTAAACCGGTAATCATCAGGACCGCTGCGCGAATGCCACGGTAGTAATCTTCGTTGCGCCAGTAGTGCGCTTTGATGGCTGCTTTCATCGGCGGAAGCTCCCACGGTTACCAAACGGATCGGGCGCTGGCTTCGGGTCACGCTCTTTTGCCTTCGCCACGCACATGTTTGCCCGGATTCGCGCTTTCTCACGGAGCCCAGCCTTCCGGGTTGACTGCTGCGCCTGCTGCCAGACATTGGCCGCGCGGTTCCACAGATTGCGCTCCTGCAGGCTGTAGGCCTTGTCGCAGAGGGCAATGTATTTTTCGTCGCCTTCGCCTGCTGGCTCTGCGGTGAAGTAGTGGGCTTCGGCGTCGCTCCAGACATCACCAACAGCGGTCATCACCGGCAGTGCAGAAACTACGGTACTGCGGGTGCGCCCGATTGCTCTGGCGATCTGCGCCGGGGTCTGGCCGGGAAAGGCCATCAGGTGCGTAAGAATCAGCGTTTCAGTGTTCATCGTTACCCCCGGAAGCCGTCAGGAATCTGATAATCCATGCTCGCCACCTGTGTGGTGTCGCGCTGCCACTTGCCCTTGATGCATGGCGGGCGGCCAGCACGCTCCCAAGCCTGAGCAGAGCCGAGGTACGCGGGAAATTTACCCTGACGGAAGATTGTTTCCGGGCGGACGTAATCGCGCATCTTGGCGTCATCAGCCCATTTGGCGATGGTGTAATCCACGGCGAGAATCAGCTCTTCGGCTGTAAAATCTTCTGCCAGGCGTCCTCGAATTGGTCCGAGTGATGAACGTGATTTCTGGTAGCGCAGACCAGCAGCCCGATTCAGATGATCAAGAACCCTGAACTCATCCTGCTCATCGTCGGGTTTCGCAGAAACCGGACAAGGGTTTTTACCTGTAATCTCTGTAGTAATCTCTGTTGTATTCTCTGTAAGACGAGTGCAATTTGCCCCCATCGATGGGTTTAATTTGCCCTGATCGATTGGTGCATCTTGCCCTGTTCGATGAGTGCAATTTGCATCCTTCGATGAGGGCAATTTGCACTCATCGGATAACAGTGGGTTTGCGTGGTTAATTGCGTAAAAATTCGTGCGGTCATGCTGCGTCTTTTTTAACTGCTCAACGTAGATAAGCCCGCTTTTTTTAAGCGATGTCAGAGCGCGTTTTACCGTGTCTGATGACCACCACGGAAATTGCTCATTCCAGTCTTCAATGGTGTTGTAAACCCAGCGGCGGCCTTCATGCTCTACACCCGATGTGGTGTCCTCCAGCCAGTAGCAAATCTGCTGAAGCACGATCGCCTCATTGAGGCCTATACGGCATGCAAGCAACGGGCTAACTACCAGCGGTTTTACCTTCAGAAGTAAACTCATGCGGTGCCTCTATTTCCCGGAAGTCGCGCTGGAACTGGTGCAGAGGGCAGAAGCACTCACCATGTTCATAATTGTCGCGGAGGTAGATAACGCGGCCTGATTCAGGCTCCCAGCGGATAACTCGAACGGGAATGCCGCGCCGATCTCTAAACCAGCGGTTAAGCTCTCGCACTTGTCAGCCTCCGGTTTACGGTAAAAGTCATTCCACGCGTTCTGAACTACCAACGATTCCGCAGGCTGGTAGTTGTCGGCCTGACCTGCAGCGCGTAATATTTGCTCATACCGCAACTGACCAGCCTCCACGCGGCAGCGGAATTGCACTAAAGGTCTTGTTTGAATTAAGCTGTTCATGTCGTTACTTCTCCACGCAAGTTGATTTGACGATGCCGAGCGCTCTAGCTGCAAACTAGGGCGCTCAACCTTCTGCTCTACCCATCTCATAATTCCTGTGCCTGAATCTGCATGCCCACCTCTGCTTTGCGGTTGGACATGAACATGTCTACCGAATGCTCTGTCACGCCTACGCCGTAAAGCGCGAGGAAGCCAAGAAAGCCATGAATCTGTCCGCGCATCTTTTGCTGAAATAATCCAGACAGCGTTTTAAGCTCCTTTTGGTCAATAACACCGTCTGCTACCGCTTCCTGCTTAGCGATCGCCAGCTTCCCGGCAGTGGCTTTGTTGCGCAGCTCGATGTCATACAGATCAACCTTGTCCACTTTTTCAACGGTTGAAACGTCCACCAGCGTCAGGCCTTTGCGATTAGCGAAGTACTCAGCTAGGTAGGTACTGCGCGACAGGTCTTCCATCTTCTGCAGCTCGTCCAGAGAGAAGAAGCGACTGCCGCACTTGCGGTACAGGTGGTTGTGAAACTGGTCGATGGTCATGCCCATGTCATCAGCCATACCCAAACGACCGTGTGGGTGTGCTTTGCACATCAGGCGAATTGCTGTGTTGATGGTGTCTACCATTTTGCTTTTCCTGCGGTAGTTAATTTCGGACCGTAGTCCCTGTATCTTTTTGGTACAGAGCTGCTTCAAATCGCAGCTTCCCTTTGGTGATTTTCTCAATTTGGTATGCGCGACCTTCCGGAATCACATCCGGCCACTCTGAAACAGAAGGGTGTTTGATGCCCAATACTTCAGCGGTTTTGCATACACCTCCAAAGAATTTAATGACGTCTTGCTTCCTCATGAGAGCAATTCCTTTAATGGTTTGGTGTGCGAACTAATGTAGGATATCCAACATATGAATGTCAAGATTCTTACCTGCAATTCTGGTAGGATTGCCTACATGATGAATATGGGCGAACGCATCCGTCAGAAGCGGAAAGAACTTAAACTGACTCAGCAGGCACTGGCAGAAAAAGCCGGTGTGAATCGTGTCACCGTTACGGGCTGGGAAAAGGACGACTATCAACCAAATGGGGCTAACCTTCAGGCCCTATCTGATGCGCTTAACTGTGATCCCTTATGGCTGGTATCTGGCAAAGGTGAACCATCTACCGCTCCACCAATTAAGCCTAAGCTGTTTAATGTTAAAGAGGTCCCGCTCATCTCATGGGTTCAGGCTGGTGCTTGGACAGCTACTGACCCAGGAATGACACGCGATCAGGCAATTGAATGGCTTTATACAACGGCTCTCGTTTCTGATAAGGCATTTGCGCTGCGAGTTCGTGGGGATTCAATGACAAATCCCTCTGGCGCACCTTCTATTCCTGAGGGCTCCATAGTAATTGTTGAGCCCGAGATCGATGATGTAGCAACCATCAATGGCAAGATTGTCGTAGCTCATATTGATGGTGGATCAGAAGCAACTCTGAAAAAGTTCGTTGAAGATTGGCCTAATAGATATTTGGTTCCATTAAACCCGAATTACAAAACCATTGAATGCGACACTAATTGCCGAATCGTCGGCTTAGTTAAGCAAGTTATCATGGACTTCTAAATCTCCCCTAAAGTAGGCCGGATACAACATCCGGCTTTTTTACGCCCCTCAATGTAGGAAAGCCTACAAAAATACTTGACATGCATTTGTTGGACATCCTACATTAAGTCCATCGAAGGCGACGAGTATCACCTCCCCTCGTAAGATAAATTACTTAATGGGCAAGAGGTATCAACAGTGAAGATGATCAAGCAAATGGCCGACACCAGCTTACGGGACTTGATCACCTTCCTGTACCTCTTCCCTGATGCCGAACTCATCTGTGATGCAGATACCGGTGTCATAACGTTCGAATGCTGTGAAGTGGATGTGGAATACAAGGCTGTGTTTTAAACGTTGAGTGTTTGGGCGGTTTCTCCGGGGCTTTCAACCCATTCAGGAGAGGGAAGATAGTGTTCGACCGGTTTAACCGCCACTTTTTCACAACGATGAGAGCATTTGACGGGCGCACCGAGCCGCGTCACAGAGGCGTTAAGTGCTCTCAACGTTGTGGTGAATGCGTAGGCTGATACGCCCTCTAGCGCAATGGGGCCAAAAGATGCCGGGGTTCAGTGCCGGCCATCACAACAACATCGGGCTACGTGCTCCTTCACAGGTTGGAGCAGACGGGTCGCCGGACACGTAACCGGCACACAATGGTGAGAGCTTTAACCCCCGGAATCGTTTGGTTCATCCTCAGCCGGGCCGGGAACTGTAAAGCTCTCAACCATTGTGGTGATGGCACCAAGTGCGAGTGTGGTGAACTGGCCCAAACGATTACGCGATCGGTTGAGGCTCAAAGTCTAAACCCGCTCTGGTTATTGCCAGTTCCGCCAGAGCTCCGGGAGGCACCCGGCACCGCAATACCTTTCAACGTGGAGTAACGAGGCTACAGGTTTTGCAGAACCTGTCAGCCAATTAAATGAATCCCTCAGTGATTTATTGCCAGCAATGGCAAGGGATTCCCGCAACCAAAAAAGCGTGGAGGATGTATGCAGCATTCGAAGGACCATATCACCGTGGGCATTGTCACCCTGCCCTACAGCATCATTTTAGCCGGCTGGATTATGCCTGACGGCTCAGTGATCAGTAACCCAATCGCAGCCCAGAAAGCTGCCGAGCGCCTCAACAGCGCTAGCCGTACCGTTCACTGAGGGCCACCAGCATGACTAACAAAGAACTCGTGGCAGCTGGTCACGCATTTGCTAAAGCGCAGGACGCAGATGCGCCACTTACTGAAATCGCAAAGCTGGTCTCAGACCTGGCTACACGTCTTGATATGATTACTGTTCTTTCTGATGTGCTGACAGCCGAAAATCTGGCACTGAAAAATTACATCGATGGCGAATGCTATATCGAGAGCAAGCGAACTGGCGTCTACACCTGCGCCGGGATCAATAAACCTGAAACCCCAGCCACTGACGCAATCCTCAACGAGGTGCGGGCGGAGGGTGTGGAGATGTACGCTCAAACATTACGGCGCAAGCAGGAAGATGCATTCACTGAATCTGAGTATCGTCACACCAAACTTGGCAGAGCTGCCGTTTCTGCAGAAAAGTTCGCCGACCAACTCCGCGCCGGCAGAGCCGAAGGAGGTGTGTGATGGGTATTGCAGATATAAGTGACCAGGAGATTTTGGATGCCGTAGGGAGTTGGGGAGGCCACGGATGTATGACCTATGTGGTGAGAAACATCCTCAGTAGAAACCATGCGCACCTGCTTACATCCGCTGTACTTCGCCGCCTCAAGAAGCTGGAAATGCAAGGGCGCGTTAAGCGAGTGAAAAGCTGCTATTCAGTTCAAATCTGCTGGGCGCTAGTTGAGCCAGAAGGAGCCACCCATGACTAACCAGCAACTAAAAGCACATTGCGAAGACGTTATCGCCAATCCGCAAGACCATCCGGATTGGGTGGTGGATATGGCTAAGGCGCTGCTGCCGTGTCTGATGGCGGAGCCTGTGGCGTACATTCACCCCAAAATGCTTGATGCGATGTCTGGAGATGATGGGAGGGATTGCGGTCGAGTCTGGAAGTCATCTATTGATGAGGTTTCTAATGAGCAAAGGATACCCCTATGCACCGCGCCGCCAGCGCCAGAGCTTAAGCCAATTGAGTTGCCACAACTGATTTCCTCATGGGAGGGTGATGATGTGATAAGCGGCAGAAATAGAGGAATCAACGACTGCGCTGAAGCATTGCGTAAACAGGGTTATGAGGTGAAATCATGATGACGGAAGAGCAGTTGATCGACCGTATTTGCCTGACGTGCGTTGATGTTCGTCATGCAGCCACCGAGGAGAGTGCGCAGAAATTTATCAACGACATTCGGGGCTTGGCGGAGCAACTTGCCGCACTCACCCAACCTACAAGCCCGGCTTTGAAGTTGCCTGAAACTATCAGCGTGAGAACAGCAATTGCTGCGCTCGATAATGCCAGCGCGGTAACAACCATCGCGCAAAGCTACAAGATGGCGTGGAACTCATGCATTGCTGAAACCAAACGCCTCAATGCTCCACACACAGCACCAATAGAGCCTATATGTGCCACAGGTGGTGCAGAGTGGGTGAAAGAGGCTGAGCGCTTGGCAGAAATGCATGGAATCAGCTTTGTTGTATTCCGTCATGGTGAGCAGCCGAAATGCGCCGATCCGACAAAGGTGGTCATTTCATTCACCGACAACGGACTCGGATACGAAAAAGCAGCGACGGAGGTGGAGTGATGGCTATGCTTCGCCGTAAGGTTGACGCCGTAGCACCGCTGCAGGTTTCGATTATCGACACAGTAAAACCTCATGATGCGCTGTGCATTCGCGCAGAAAGGTTCCTTAGAAGCAATGGTTTCAGCGTAGCGTTTAGCGATAGTTTTCAGGCCGCTGTCGCTACTGGCGAAAAGCCAGACGCCATAGGCTTCCGCAACGGTGCATCATGCCTTATCGAGGTCAAATGCTCGCGATCTGACTTTTTGGCAGACCGAAAAAAACATTTTCGCGTTTCGCCTCACGTGGGTATGGGTGACTGGCGTTTTTTCATGTGCGAACCTGGAATTATCAACGCCGTCGATTTACCAGATGGCTGGGGACTTTTGCATGTTGTAGGCAGAAAGGTGGTGAAGGTTCACGGTTGGCCGCCAAACAGTTACTGGTTAAGCCACAAGCCATTTACTGCAAACAAGCAGGCGGAGTGCGATTTTCTTTACAGCGCACTACGACGAGTCAGGCAGGAGGCTGCCAATGCCTAAATCCCCCGCAGAACGCAAGAAAGACCAGCGCGCACGTCAGGCCGCTGCCGGTGAGCAGAAACTGGAGCTGGTTCTGGATAGTCAGGAATTAGCGATGCTGGCGCACAACTGCGCCGCTCGTCGCCCCGGTCGCGAACCCTATGAGATGGCCGAGTACATAGCGTTGCTGATTCGCCAGGATGATGCGCGTGTGCGTGGCCGTATTCGGGTAATTAGTAAGCGGCAGTGTGGTAGGTGTGGCGATCAACTGCCGGTGCAGGATTGCCCATGCAAAGGTGAAGCAGCGTGCTGGGCTAATCGCGGCTGGCATGAACTGAAATTAAACATCCTGCCGTGACATGTCACGGTTAAATTAACCCGTTGCAGCGGGTAGCGTGGAGAAAAGATATGGCAAATGTAGAGATGATCTTCGAAAGCGAAGCAATGGAAAAAATTGGTGTTACTTCCCGGACAACAATGAGGACTTATGTGCTTTATCATTCTTTTCCTAAGCCAGTAAGGAATCGCCCTAAGAAATACCTACTGGCTGAGGTTGAACAGTGGATTTTAAACGGTGGTGTTAATCAGCGATCAGCTTGATTTGCTCGAATATCTTATCAGCGTAAAGCTCATAAGCAACACGCTGCTCCGCTAACCAGTCGTGCTTGTTATAGACAGCAAGCACACCTCCCAGATCGTGCCCCAGCATTTTTTCGATGACGTGGGGCGCAATACCCTCCTCTGCTAAACGTGTAGCCATAGTTCGGCGAAAGTCATGGGCAGTGAAATCACCGAAGTTAACTTGATCCCGTAGCAGTCGGACATACCTCGTTGAAGAACCAATGCTTAGAGGGATGTCTTTATCAAATGCACCCCGGAACAATAAACCATTGCCGGAATCAATCGCTTCTTCCAAAAGAGGCTTGATTTGTTTGAATATCGGCCTTCTGATTATTTTGTTGGTTTTGCTGCGGTCTGATTGCAGTGTCCAGATTCCCTCTTCAAAATCGAACTCATCCTTGTGTGACTCTCTTAACTCACTGTTACGAGAGCCATAGAGAATGAGACATTTGATAAGCATCTTGCTCGAATGGGTAGCGGTAGATTTATCATTCTCAAGCCAGATTTTAGCTAACTGTCGATATGTGAGAACCGTGTCACCAGTTTTAGGATTTTTGCCAAACTCTTTTGGGTTCAGCCTAAGAAGTGATGAATCCTCAATGTACTGTCGCCTTGTGCACCATGCTATTGCACCACGCAAATGCACCAACAGCTTTCGAGCTTTTAACGGATTGGCCTGCTCTTTCTCTGTGAAAAAATCCACCCAGGCTCCCACCGGAATTTGCTCGATCGGTATATCGGCAAAGTACTTTTCCATCTCATTGAGGACTATGCGCTCATACACTTGTGCGGTGCTTTCTCTCAACGACTGCATTACATAATTGTCATACCAATACTTAATGCACTCATGTACGGTAGGCTTCTTCTTTTTTACAATCAGTTGATGCTTTGGATCGATTCCTTCTGCAATGAGGGATTTGTACTCACCGACCTTAATGCGAGCATCACGAAGAGTTACAGCTGGATAACGACCTATCCCCAGCCTGTGCTGGGTGCCGTTTATTCTGTAACGATATTGGAAGCTGACTATTCCTTTAGGGGTTATCCTTATCCCTAATCCGTCAGCATCGGTCATTTCTGCTGGTCCGCTATAGGGTTTGCCATGCAAACCGCGTAGCTTTGTGTCGCTGATAGCCATTATGTACTCACCATCAATTTTCATGACTCAATATGTACTTAAATGGCATTGTACACAGATGTCTAATGGTGTACAGAAGTGATGATAGGTGTAATTTAGTGGGAATATATAATTATTAAAATCAGCTACATATGAACTCTACTGTTATTTAATGTGCGCTACTGCCTATGAGTGAACGTTAAAGTTTGAACCGCCAGAACTATGCGCAGGACCTGCAGATTTCGGTGCGCGGTTTTGGTTCGCGTTCCACCTTTGGCCTGCGCGGCATTCGTATGTATGTCGACGGGATCCCCGCCACCATGCCCGACGGCCAGGGACAAACTTCCAACATCGATATCGGCTCCATCGATCACATCGACGTGCTGCGCGGCCCCTTCTCGGCGCTGTACGGCAACTCGTCGGGCGGCGTGATTAACGTTGAAACCGAAACCGGACAGCAACCCACCACGCTGGAAGCCAGCAGCTGGTACGGCAGTTACGGCAGCTGGCGCAACAGCGTTAAAGCCAGCGGTGCAACCGGCGACGGTACGCAAGCCGGCGACGTCAACTACACGGTTTCCGCCTCGCGTTTTACCACGCACGGCTTCCGCGATCACAGCTCGGCGCAGAAAAACCTCGGCAACGCCAAACTCGGCGTGCGCATCGATGATGTCAGCACCCTGACGCTGC